TTGGCGGCCCTATCCGGGGCGTTGATGAAAGGCAGTTATGCCAGTCGATGAAGCACTATACGAATATGCGACCGACGTTGAGCGGCGCGCGTTAGACGCAATCAAGGAGCATGGCAGCGGGAACGCGGCAGAACGGGCTTTAGGGCTAGGAAACGACACGATCAGCAAAGCGGTCCGCCGGGTAAAGGCGCGCGCCGCAAAGTCGGGTTATGCGCCGGGTCATTTCGAGTGGGGAACGGCCCCCGGCTATCACATGGGGAAAGTCACTGTCCAGCGCGGGGCAGATGGCGAAGTCGAACGGGTTTGGGAGCGTCAGCACCCAGATCAGGCGCGGCTTGCCGAGGCTATGGAAGAAGCCGTTGCGGCGATGGCAGAAGCTATTACGCCTGTTGCTCCGCTTCCTGCCCCGACCGGCACGACAACGGCGCTCTGCACCCTCTACACTTTCACCGATTACCATGTCGGGATGCTGGCTTGGCATGAGGAGGGCGGCGCCGATTGGGACGTTAACATAGCTGAGGCAACCGGCATCGCCGCAATGCAGGCAATGGTGGCCGGTTCTCCCACTTCCGATACCGCGGTTATCAGCATCAAGGGCGATTTCGTCCACTATGATGGCTTCGCGCCCGTCACCCCGACGCACGGGCACGTGCTGGACGCTGACAGCCGGTTCGGCAAGGTCGTCAAGGTTTCGATCCGTCTGATCCGCCAGCTTGTCTCTCTGGCGCTCCAGAAGCACCGTAGCGTGATCCTCGTTATCTCTGAGGGCAATCACGACCTCGCCTCGTCGTTGTGGCTGCGCAACCTGTTTGCGGCGCTCTACGAGGATGAGCCGCGCATTGTCGTCCACGATAGCGAATTGCCCTATTTCGCGCTGGAATGGGGCAATGTGATGCTTGGGTTCCATCATGGCCACCTGAGCAAGAACGCCGCTCTCCCGACGCTATTTGCGGCGCAGTTCCGCGAAATGTGGGGCAGGTGCAGCAAGGTCTATATCCACACCGGACACCGCCATCATCGGGAAGTGAAAGAGCATCCCGGCGCCGTTGTGATCCAGCATCCGACGCTTGCGGCACGTGATGCTTACGCAGCTCGGGGCGGCTGGTTCTCCGAGCGCGCAATCACCGCAATCACCTATCACCGCCTGTTCGGGGAAGTCGGCACGGTGACAGTCACACCGGAGATGATCCAATGTGCGATGCTATCGAGTTCCTGGAACGCGCTTCGTCTCTCATGGCCGAACGCGGTCAGGAATATGACCAGCCGGAAGGTGAACGGTCAATGGCATCCACTGTGCGGGCGTTCAACGCGATCACCGGGCGGGACATGACCGAGGCAGAGGGCTGGGGCTTCATGCTCCTGTTGAAGCTCGCTCGGCAGCATCAACGCAAGGGATTCCACAGGGACAGCGCAGAGGATGCGGTGGCCTATTCGGCGCTCATGGCTGAGGCGCTGGCAAAGCAATGGGGGTGACAATGAACATCGGACCTAAGGGCCTCGCGCTCATCAAGCGTTGGGAGGGCCTAGAACTGAAGGCATACAAATGCGCGGCGGGTGTTTTAACTATCGGCTATGGCTCAACTGGCAAGCATGTCAAACCCGGCATGACGATCACCGAGCCGGAGGCGGAGGCGCTGCTTCGGAAAGACCTTGCGCGTTTTGAGAAAAAGGTTTCCGCACTCGCGAAGAATCCGACGCAGGAACAGTTCGACGCAATGGTCGCACTGGCGTTCAACATCGGTGAAGAAGGCTTTGCGCGTTCGTCGGTCCTGAAAGCCCACAACGCGGGTGATTTCGTGCGAGCCGCGCAGGCGTTCGGCATGTGGGTTCGTGGCGGGGGGAGGGTTTTGAAGGGCCTTGTCAACCGCCGCGCCGACGAGGCCGCTTTGTATCGGGCCGGATCGTGACGCCGCCCTCTCCGCTATGGCGCAACTGGCTCTACGGTGTCGCATGGCTTGCCGGTGGCGTTGCCGCCCTTTTCATGTCGATATGGCTGGTGACGCTCATTCGTTGGGACTGGCCTGCGGGAACGGAAGCGCAGCGCCTTACGATCCTCGGAAACGCGCTTTACGGCGTGTTGGCAATGAGCGGCCTTGTGACGCTTGGCCTGACAATGCGCTCGGCAATCCGCAACTTCAAGGGAACGGCTGGAGGCATCTCGCTGGAAGCCAATTCTGGTGGTGACGAATGATTAGAATGGACTCCCGAACAGCTTTCCGAAAAGCCCTTGGTTGAGATAGGCATCCGACTGGAGCCTTTCCGCATAGTATGGGGCTGGCGGCCACCCGATGCCGTGGTTGAGAGCATTTGCATATGGGTTTGCGCAATTGGCGAATGGGTCGGCTGGCTTTGTCGACCCAACGTCAATTCTGTCACGACGACGCACCTCCCAAATCATGGTTTTGTGCGTGTCGTCAATGCCGTCCCATCGGTCTGGATCGTTCCAGAAATCAAGGCGCTTCGTGCGGTCGAAATCCTCCGGCACTGCCGTAGGCGTGACTGCGGGAGCGTAGATTGGCTTCGTCTCAAGGCGCCTCTTGCCCATGTCGTCACCCTAGCAAATCTGCGAGATTCTGGCAATGATTATCCCCCTGCAATACAAAATCCTCGCTGGCATCCTCGCCGCTACGGCCTGCTTCGGAATGGGCTACACCGTGCGGGGATGGAAAGCCGACGCCGACATGGCAAAGGTCGAGCGCAAGCTACAGGAAGTGGCAGACAAGGCGCGCGAACGCGGCGAGATAGCTTCCGACAAGGTGGCGAAAACCGATGCCGCTCTTGACCGCCAATCCTACAACACCCGAACGATTATCGAGAGAGAGTATCGCAATGTCGAAGTTCCTGCTGATTGCGCTCCCCCTGTCGCTGTTGTTGACGGGCTGCGGTCCTCGGTTGAAAGTGCAAACCGGGCTGCCAGCGGCGCTACGCCAGCCTTGCCCGACCCTCCCGCCAATCCCTGAGCCGTTCGTCGATCCGGCAAGGTTGCTTTGGGAGGAGACGGTGGTGACGCTTTACGGTAAATGCGCAGCGCAGGCGCAGGGGGTTAAGGCTTGGAGTGACGCGCTTCCAGACTAGCGACATACTCGTCATACTGGCGCTTCATGCTCGCCATCACGTAATACTGCTGCTCGCGAAGCATCGGCACGGGCATATGGACCTTATAGGTGCGCGCTTTTGTCCAGTCCCAGCTCATCATCACTCCATACCAAATCCCGCCTGAATCCGCAATAAACCTTGATCCCCACCCGCTCTTGTGTTAACAAAATCGTGCGCGGCGGGTCGAAGCGCAATTAGCTGGTGCGCCTCGGTTTCGGGGTAGTCGAAAGACAATTGGTGGTGCAATTCCATCCGGCCCGTTCAAGAGCAAACGCCCCGCGCTGACAGCCGGAAAGACGGCACCCCACCTTTCCACAAATCCCGCCATCCGTTGAAAACGCGCGCCTCACTTGAAGGCAGCTTGAAACACCGCAACCAGCACCCCGACCAGCATCATTGCCGCAAGCACCTTGGCGACTCTCTCGCCGTGGCGGATGGGGTTCATGGGCGTCCAATTGTGCGTTTCAGTTGCTCATACAAAGCTGGGTGCGCAACTAGCCCCTGCGGAGTTTGGTAGATGCAGGGAACCCGCCTGAACTCGCCACCGAACCTTTTGACGAGCTTCTTGTGGATGCGCCTGCTGCGGTGCCTTGAAGCAGGGAACAGGCGCTGATCCGTGTCTTTCATGGCATGGTGGCTTACCATGATGGGCACTCCAAAATTGCCGATCCCGAAGTCCATCACTTCCCCTCCCCGATAGCAGCGACGATTGCCGAAATGGCTTTCGGGCCGTAGGTTGAGAGCCTGTAAGTCGCGTCGCTGCAAATCTCTATGCGATCATGTTTCGCAAGCCCACGAGATGCAGCCTCCACCCTTTCCTCTGATAGCAGGAACGAGCGGCTATACATCGGCTCGCCGCCGTCGAAGGGGTCGCGCGACCACTTGCGGATATGCTGGCCGTCATCGGACCAGCGCACGTAGATCAGGGCGATCTTCTCCACGTCATCAGACATTATGGTTCTCCTAGGGCTGCGGTCAGCTTGTCGCTAAGCATCATGGCATTGACGCCGATGTCTGACGCTATGCTGTTGAGCATTTGAAGCGCGCCGTCTTGATCGCCGTTCGACGTGGCGGCCCCGGCAGACGTTGCCATAGCGTTTTCTGCCTGCGCGTTGATCCAGTGAAGCTGGCCAATGGCATCTTGCAAAGCCTCCCTCAGTCTCTCGACTTCCGCGGCCGCCTCAACCAGCAACGGGCGCGTGGAAGAAGTCTCGCTATGCCTTGGCGGGCAATCGTCGAAGTGTGTGCGAAGGCGCTCCACAAGGCCCTGCTTCACGGTTGGCTTATCCATGTGAGTTCTCCTGCTGGCGGGCCTTCAATGCTGCGGCGCATAGAGCGAGGGCAGGGGTGGCGGCATTGTGGCAATCTGCACGCTCGTTGCGCAGCATCTTCGTCCTTTGGCTTGGTATCCAGACTGTCGCGCTTGACGCTGCGTCTGGGACGTCGACCTTAGAAACGTGCCAAGCCCAATCAGCTGGAATCAGCCGGATGGCCGCATCTAGCGACGCCGTGTAATTGGGTGCCGACACGACAGCACCAGCAAAACCACGCGTGGTTATCACATCACCAGAGCGCGCAGGGTCGGCGTATTCATCAATGTCCCCTTCTTTGGGGAGTCTGAGGCTGTTCGGTTCACGTGCGACCATTATTGCCGCATCCAATTCCCGATCCGGTCCGCTCGCCGCCTCGATCCTCTTGATAAGGTCTTGCATCCCCCTATCCTTCCTGTGCTTTGAGGGCGGCGGCGATTTTCTCCATAGAACGCATTAGCATTTGGCCGCGCTCGCTGGCAAAAAACATTCCGCCGTCGCCGGTTCCGCGCGGGGCATAGTGCCAAATAGGGCGGACCATTTCGTATAGCTCGTCGGCAGTAAAGGCCTCCCGCCCGTCGCGGGATAGCGTGTCTTGCTCGCGGTGGCGGGTGGCGAACAATGTGCAAGCCATGTTGATGCTGCGAACCAGCAATTGCGCGTCGGTTTTGCTCTTCGCCGGAATGGAAACGCCTGATGCTGCATCACGCGCACTGAACCAATAGTTCTTGCCGTCGGTGCTGCGCGAGACGTGAAACGGCCCGTCCTGCGTCACCACCGGCTTATCTCCGGTCGGGTTGGGGTTATTGGTCATTGGAATGGCCTTTCGGGCTGGGGGCGTTCGCCAGTGCATCGTAACGATCGCGAGCGATCTTGAGCGCCTCCTGCATCCGCTCGTCACGAAAGCCGCTGTGAGGCGCGCGCATGGCGGAATCGATCTGCGTGACAATCGAGGCGATTGCCGACCAATCTTCTTTCGTCATGACGTGTCCTTTCAGTCGAACCAGTAAAGGTGAGCAGTTTGGTAGAAGCGCGCCTGCCGACGTTCGATGGCGGCCATCTCGTGCTTTGCCTTCTCGGAGAGCCTCAAAGGCGGCATGACAAACTGGATCGGGGTGCCAGTGTCGCTCGCGGGAAGGAGCGAACGCGACCCCGGCTTATCTCCTGCATTGCTCATGATGCGTCTCCCATCCAGCGTTCCTCGCGCTTTGCTTCGGCGCGCGCCTCCAGTGCGTCCTGATGACGTTCGTCGGCATCCAATAGGCACAGCGACAGAATTTCCTCGTCCTCTACCAGCAAGTCAGCCAGCCACGGCGCGGGATATTTCGTGCCGTCCTCCGCGATGATAGTGACGGCGATAACCTCGGCAGATGCCTCTTCCGGGGGCTGGTAACATGTGCCCTTGAAGCCGGGGTGGATCCGATACTCGACGTCAATCTCGGCCTCGTAATCGGAAAGGCCGGATCCGATCTCGACGCTAGTCCTCACGGCAGCCATTACATGTTCCTTTCGTTGGTGGGGGTGGGGCGCGCGAGATATTCGCGACCGTCAAGAAGGTGGCCGCCTTTGTCCGACGTGCGGCCGCCGACCTGCTTGAAATTGAAGATGCGCCCAAGGTCGTCGCTCTGGCGTTTCAGCGAGCGCGCCCAATCAAGGTCCATCGGTCGTGCGTTCGGCCCGCTCTCACCGCCGACAATAATCCAGTCCGGCGAGTTCCGGTCGAGAATGACAGGGCCAAGCAACGGCTCGAAGCTGCCAAAGGTGAACAGCGGATGCAGCGCGAAGCGGACGGCGGCGAGTTTCATCCGGTCGCGGTCATATTCCATCTGATCGGCCATCGTTGCTCCGAACGCCACATTATTGGGCATCCGAACGCCCTCCATCATCCGCATTACGTTTCCGATCCGCTTGGTCAGGAGAAGCCAGACAAGGTTCGGCGTATCTTCGATCAGCTTGAACAGGTCAGCACGCCATCTGGGATCAACCTCGTTATCGAACACATCGGCCAGCGACGAGCAGAACACGAACGGACGCCTGCCCGCCTTTTCGGCGTCACGATTCCACTTGCGCGGCTGCCTCCACGTCGAAGGGGCGGTGCGCGAGCGCGGATTGCCAGCGCCCCACTGGACGCGCCCGTAGCGCCCATCCATCAGGGCCTCAGCATAGCAGTTATCGCACGCCGGGCTGACCTTTGTGCAGCCGATCCAAGGGTTGAAGGTGTGATCACACCATTCGATTTTTGTCCGCTCACCCACGACGTTCCTCCAATGCGGGAGGGGTGGGGAGAGGCGCCCTTTCAGAGATGCGCTTCATCACATCGCCAATCACGATGCTTGTTAAGTCGTGTATCTCGTCGAGCGCGTCCTGCGGGGTTTTGCGTTTTTCAGCCCAGTCAGGGTTGGATAGAATGGCGATCGAGGAAATGATCGTGTCCAGCACGTCAAGCTCGTCCAAAATCGGGTTATTCATTTTCTGCTCACTTTTTCTAGCAAGGCATCGGCGCAAAATCCGGCAACAAAGCCACACGCCCACATGAAAAACATGGCTGATCCGCTCACCGGACCCTCCTAATCGCGAGATTTATCATTGAACTGAATGAGGCATCTGGCTTCTTCTTCTTCGCCGGGAATTTCCAACCAGCCAGATCAATCTCGGCCTGAATAAGCTCGTTGTTCAACTCATGAAATTTAGGGCTTCTCGCACTGTCAACCGCAAGCCGTGCAGACGGCCCACCTTCGCGCTCGGCCCTTTGCTTTAGCTTGTCTGTTTCAGCATCATAGGCGATGATTTCGAGGCGGAGGTCCATGATACGGCGCTTCATTCCTTGGTAGCTTTTCGGCTTCGATGCTCGCCCCACAGAATCCGAGCGCGTATTTGAATCAACTGGCATGGGGGGTGTCCTGATTGGGGTGTGGCGCATGGCCGTCGGCCACCGCGCTCTCGCCTACGGCCGAGCCGGTTCCCGTCTCGTCGGCTGCCGCCGCTTCGATCGCTTGCGCGAGGCGCCAGCGTTGTTCCGGCGGTCGATAGTCAGACACGCCGCCGAGTGACTTTTCGAGTTCGCGCAGAGCTAAGTTTGCGCTTTCAATGTCTTTCGGCATTTCCACCCAAGCCCAAGCGACCATGACCCGCCCCCATCGTCTTTCGCTACGGAACGGGCGGAATGTCTGGCCGCAAAGCTTTCGCCGCTCTCCGGCATTGGGGTGCCTCCATTGCACACTGTGAAGCTGTGCGCCGAAGCCTGGATGAAACGTGTAGAGTTCGCCATTAAGCCAATAGAAGCGATTGTCCCAGTGCGGTGAACGAAATCCGTGGCCACTCCCGAAGATGCAGTGGTCAATGGCGAGAATAGTCATGCCGCCACTCCCGCGTTAGCGATGTCAGCTATGCCCGAGACCGAAGGGCTCGGCTGCGAAGCAGTGGCAGCGCGGGCCGCAGGCAACGCCATATCCCCTTTATCCTCCATCATCATGCTACGTCCTCCACAGGGATGAAATCCCGGCATATGACAGACAGGTCAGCAAAGGCCACGGGAGCACCTTCGCCGCCCCACCACTCGCGGGCCTCTTCGCGAACCTTGTCGGTGAAATTGCTGTTGCACGACAGATTGCCGCACTTCGCCTCGCAGAACGTCATGTCGCGATAGCAGATCATTCTACGTCCTTTCTGTTGGGGGAGGGGCATTGGCCTTGATCCAATCCTGGACCTCTTGCGCGACTACCATGTATTCCCGGCTCGGCGTCTTGGTGACTTCCTGTCCCGGTCGATAGGTTGCCCAAATGCGGTTGCGGAGGCGGAGTGGCAGCTTGAACCAGTGCTGGCGGCATCCCCACATTGCGGGCGGGACGGATTTGTTGCACCCTGGCCAATGGCAATGGTGATCGAATGTCGTGTTGCGCGATGCCTCGCTGCGGACGTAATCCGCCTTATTTCCGACGCTTGTCATATTTCCCAGCCTCCAGATCGCGTTCAAATTGAGCTATGATTTCTAGGTCGCGCTTGAGCGCTTCCGGCTTGATGCGCTTTCCTCGTGTGCAGGCGATTCCGCCGTTCGGAAGTTTGATGCAGCCCATCACGCTTCTCCTGTGGCACGAGCGATGGCGGCGTCGAGTTCGACGATCGCAGGGTGTGCATCGGGGCACTCGAAACCGAGATGGTCGAGCGCGTTCCAGAGTGCTTGCCGCGCGCCGTCTCCAGCCTCCAGCAGATCAGGTGCCGCCGCTATCAGGCGGGCGTTGGCCTCATGCCCCGCAAGTCGCCAGTTCGGCGTCGCGACAACATCGGGGCCGTGCGCCTTCGGGATCGGTCCGTCGTATGGCGCAGGGGATGGCGGGCCGTCGATGATGACGAGGCCGTCATTCTGTGCGGCGACGAACCAAGGACCCGGCGTATGCCCCTCTTGTTCGGTAGCCATTACTCGGACTCCTCGATTACGGCGTCGATTTCGGCGCACAGGGCCTCATAGGTCGCAGCATGGACCTGCTGACCAGAGCAGACGTGAAAGCCGTCCTCGTCGCAATCCACGTCATAATCCGGCGAGGTCGCGCTCCAGTCGGCAGAGCGGATCGGAATCGGCGGATAGTCGTAATTCACGTTCCAGCCGCGATAGGTTCGGGGTTCGGTAGCCATTACATGTTCCTTTCGTTGGTGGGGGTGGGCTCCTGCTGATCGGCAAAAGGCAGATGCAGATGCGCGAGCGTGACGCGCTTAATCAGCGCCAACGCTTCTAAGGTAGCGGTGCGCTCACCGAGGGCCTGATGCGCAGCGGCCTGCTTGGCTGTCAGGACGGCCCATTGTTCAAGCTGGGCGCGCGTCGAAAATGTCGGATCGGTTGTGGTCACCCGCTCACCCACGACGTTCCTCCAATGCGGGAGGGGTGGGGAGCGGCATCTCGCTGTCCATCGCTTCGATCTGTGTAAGCAAGGGGTGCCGCCAGACTTTCTCGCCGCGATCTTCGATCACATCCGCCAGAAGGTCGAAGACTTGGCCCAGACGCCCGTCGTTCCAACCTCCGACACCTTCATAGGTTACGCGGTCGCAAGGCAGGACCGCTTGCAGCACAGAATCCGAGCGCGTATTTGAATCAACTGGCGTCATGCCGCACCGCCGGTCAGAGCGCGAATAGCCGCGTGCCGGGTGTGGTGCTTGCGGAGCGTGAAGCCGAAGCGAACGAGCAACGGGCGGTTGTCGGCGACGTATTCGAGAATCTCCGCAAGATCGCGGTTCGTGCGAATGTCGTCATCTTCGATCAGGAAAGCCCGCGCCTCGCTGCGCAGTTCGATTGCCATCTCGCGCATCTCGTCCTGCAACTGGTCGAGGAGCGCATCGCTGATCGGCTTAACGGTTGCGATGGTGTCGTTGATCATCTCAGGAACCTCCAAAACTAGCGTTTCGTGGTTCGCCAAGAGCTTCGGGATGCCGCGGACTGCCGTGAGTTCTAATCAGGGGTTCGCCACGGCTACCGCTTTGGTTAGCCACAGCTACCTTAGAGCAGCCCTGTCCACCATTGTCAAGCGTAAATGCGCGAATTTCAGCCATCTGCATTATCCTTTTTGGCGAACCGCTTAGACAGGTTCGCCATTGCTTCGTCTGCCATCGCGGCCTTATTGGCCTTCGCCGCGTAGCGCGTGAACTCGCGGTCGGTCTTGTGTCCAGTGACGGCGCGACCCTGCTGATTGGTCGATCCAGACTCCGCAAGACGGCGCGACATGGCCTTGCGCAATCCGTGCGGCGAGCATCCCAAGGGCAGCCCCGCGTCTTTTACCTTGCGGCGGAACCAGTTGCCGAATCCGTCTGCCGTGTAGGGCTTGCCGTGCATTGTTTGCAGATAAGGGCCGGTTGTGTCCGCAAAGGGTGCAATGGCCGCTTCCAGGTCGGCATTGATCGGGATCGACGTTTCGCTGTCGTTCTTCGTGTGATCGAGGTTCAGCCTGTCACCATCACGGTTAGCAGGGCCGATCTTGATCATATCAGACCGGCGCACGGCGGTGTGCAATAGCAGGGCGAAGGCTAGGCGCTCGCGCGTCCCGACAGGCCATTTCTCCTCGTAGGCGGCAATCTCTTCCTCAGTCCACGTATGGAAGCCTTCGCCTTCCATTTTGTAAGCGTCGGTCGCCTCTACCGGGTTGTGTTTCATCAGGCCCATTTTAATGGCTTGTCGAAAGACGCGGGAAAGGGACTTGCGATAGTTGTTCGCAGCCGCAGGCGTTTCCGACATTTCGCCGAGCTTCTTGTCAATGATAGCGGTCGTGATCGCCGTGATCTTGCGATGCCCGTTGCGGGCGCGGAACTTCTCGATGATGCCCTGGTAGGTGCGGCGGCTCGATGGCCGCATTTTGCGCCAGCGTGGCGAATCATAGAGTGCGGCGATAACTGCATCAACCGTGCCAGCCTCATATCTTGGGGCCGGGGCGGGCTTCTCCGCCGACTTGGCGCGGTGATACTCTTCCATGAATTCAGGCGTTCCCGGTTCATAGCGAAAGTGGTATTGCGGAAGCCCCACCTTCCGAAACCGATAACGGGTTTTTCCGTGCCGATCCTTATAGGGCGTCACATTGTCGGGCAGCCATTTTTTGCGCTTGCTCACAGGTCGAATTCTTCTTCATCGTTTGCGGGCTTCTGTCCGCCACATATAATCTCGATTTCACCGTTTGGCCGCAAAATGACACGCGGATATTGCTCGCCCTCCAGCTTGGCAGCACGGATTGCTTTTTGCACATCTGCCTGTCTGAAACGAGCTGGATCCGTCACCGCGCCTTCACCTTCTCAAGCTCCCCAAGCCGCCATGCCTCTGCATCGTTGAAGCTACCCGCCTCATGCAAAGGAGGGGCGAGGGGATGCGCGTTTGTCCGTCCAGCGTGTAGGTGCCGGACGTTACCTTGACGGAGGGGACGTGGAGGGAGTGGACTGCGTAGGTCATGCTGCGATCTCACTCGGAAGAAGCGGACCCCATTGATCGGCCATTGCCGCGGCGATGCCATCGAAGAAGCGGCTGCGTTCCTTCCAGCGGTCCGGTCCGGGAGGCATCCGGTGAACGCGCGCCTCGCGGCCTTCGACAACATCGGTCGGCGTCAGCGGCGGCAGGTTTTTGAGCCACAGACAGGTGCGCTTGGTTTCGCCGTGGCCGAATTGCCAAGGCTGCACTGACTGCGCCGGCGGCTGGTAATTCACGATCCGCGCCTTGGCGTGCTTGTGCATCACCGGGTTTTCGACCGCGATACGCTCGACAGGGGCGTTCCAGAGGTCTGAGAACAGGGCGACGCCCTCGTCAAGTTCGCGCCACATATCGTCGAGCGATCGACCGTGAGGCGGGCTGGACAGCCACCGGACCCCACTGTTGCAAAGCCGGGTGCAGGGCGGGTGCGCGACGATCAGCAAATCCCAGCCATCACCGAGAATGTCGCGAACGTCGCCGGTGATATGGCGATTGCTGCGATCCTCGGCAGGAAGCAGGTCGCAGGACCATGCGTCATAGCCGCGGCTATTGAAGGCCCGGCGCACGGTCCCGGAAAATTCGCAGGCGACGAGAACGCGACTCACGCCGCCAACCCCCGCACGACACTGAGCGGCGTGCGTTCGTCCGACAGGTGCAGCGCCCGCCTTGCGCGCTCGCGATCGCGCTCGGCAATGGCCTCTGCCTGCCGATCGCGCGGGGCCGACCATGCGGGCGGCGTGGGAAGCAGGCGCCCACGACCACCGCGCCCGTTACAGACGAACGCGGGGGCGCCGATGATGCTCTTGCGGTGACCTTGGGGGGTGGGCATTATTTCGATGCCTTCTTCGCCGCCGGCTTGACCGACGCCTTCGCCCCGCCACGAACCCGCTTGCGGTCGCGCGCGAGCTTGGCTTCGTATTTTTCTACTTTCGTGATAATCATCTGATTTACACCGGACGGCTTGTTAGGCCGCCCGGCTCCCTTTCTGCTAGGAAACTCTATTCGCCTCGTTCTTGAGCGTGGCAGGATCGGTCCCAAGCTGTTCGGCAAGAAACTCGACTGCCCACTCAATGAACGGGGCGCGCTCACTCTCCGGCAGACGGTGGAATGCGATGCTTCCCTCGTCATACCCGATGATCTCGCCTGTTTTCTTCGACCGCACCGGCTGCGAGAGGCCGAAGCGGATTTTGAGCCACTTGTGCAGCATCACCGGAGTTACCGGCCCGTCGAAACGGTCGCCAAGGTTATCCAAGGCAATCCGCAACATCGCCCAATACCAGCGCAGGCGCCCGATATTGCCGCGTGTCCGCTTGATCTCGATCCGCAGCGTTTCGCCTTGCTTGAAAGCTCGCATGGCTTCCACAGCAGCGGGGCTATCAGGACGGAGCGCGCCAAGGTCGTTGCGGAACAGGAGCGGGTCGTCGGTCACAGCAAACCCCTTTCGCGACTTTCATTCGCAAGCCTCTCGGCTTCCGCGGACAGGTCGATTCCGTATTCCTGGTAGAACGCCCGTTCGCTCCCAAGCCCGTGAAAGCCGATGCTGCTCCGATGGTGGTCCGGGCAAAGCGGAACGACACGTGCGTCATCCTTGCCCTTGTTGCCAGTTCTCACGTGGTGGACCTCACTTGTCGCACCGCATACAAGGCACGGCATCAGGGCAACGCGCGCCATGTGGGCGGGGTGCTTCTGACGGCGCGGCTTGATGCGCGAGAACGGGCGGAGCTTGGGGAGCATGTGGCGGCGATCCTAAAATGGCACGTCTGAATCGAGATCGTCGTCGGTTCCGAAGCCATTTTGGTTGGCATGTCGGGTGTCCGACTGCTGGCCGCGCGTCCCTTGCAGCTTCACGCGATCCGCACGGATTTGCAGATACGTCTTGCCCTCATGCTCGCGCGTCGAAAGCTCGCCAGTGACAGTGACCGGCGTTCCCTTGAGGATATGCCGCGCAAGGCCATCGGCGCCCTTGCCCCATTTGGTCACGTCGAACCAAACGGTCTGTTCGCGCTCGCCAAAGCCGGACGTGCCGGGAAGCGAGAAGCGGCAATAGCTGTCGCCGCCCTGCGTGGTCTTTGCCTCGGCATCCTTGCCCGCGTTTCCGGCAACGGTAATCGTAATCATCGAACATTCTCCAGTTGAAAATTGTCACGCAAGCGCTGTATTTCAGCGTAAAGCCCGATCCATTCGGGTGCGTTCGGGTCATTGCCGTGCAAAAGGTGCGGCGCGTCTCGGTCGCATTGCGCGATCAGCTTCTTCGCGTCGTCCGTTGCCAGCAGGCATTCGAGGGTGTCATCGTCACCGCAGCGGTTCACTTCGCTACGCAGGGCGATAAACGCCTTCTTGAGCGCGTCTTTCGAGGTATATGGGCCATCAAGGCCGCGCTTTGGTTCCTGCTTCGGTTCCTGACGGCTCATGGAAGCGACAGCCGCGTTTCCGTCGTCATCCTCGGTCGGGACGCCAAATGCCGACACAAGGGCATAGCGCCGCGCATAGGTTAGTGCAGAGCCGAATCCCTGAGCATCCCGCTTGTTGGCGGGGACGAACAGGCTGCCAAGGTCCAGCGCCTCGCCTGAGACGTGGTGCAGGATCGTGCGGACAGTAACCCCTTCTGCAGAAGGCTCGCACGGTTGCGTGAACGCGAGGCCGTGGTTGACCAGCGCAGGCTTGATAGCTGCGATGACGGCGGGGAGGTCCGCATACTTGCTCTTGAAGTGCGGGTTTTTCGCGTCCTTAATGGCGCCCTCGATCTCCGCGAAGGCTGCGACATATGCGGCTGCGATAGTGTCCGCCTTTACTTTGCTAGGGGCATTCATTGGGATGTTTCCTTGAGTTTTGTGGCGGCTATTTCGCGCGCCTTTTCGAGCCGTTTTTCGAGAATCTCGACAGATTGTGGCCACGTTCCGTCTAGGATCGCCTGGAGGTAATCGCGCTCGTCCTCGACCTCGCAAAGCTCGTCATAGAGGGCGCTGAAATACTTTCGGTTGAATTCGCCCAAGGGCTTGACGCGAAGGTCAAACTGGCGACTGCGAACGCAGATGCGACAGTCGCATGTGGACTTTTTCTTACGTCCACGGCTCCATGGCGTTTCGATGCTAACTATCCCTGCTGGGACAGCGGCGGCGCATCCACCAACGGGTTTTGGATTGGCGATAGCGGAGGAAAGGCCTCCGATACGTAACCCCATACCGGCTAAAACTTCGTTGACCTCGTTGAGGGATTTGCGCCCGAAGTTTGGAATGCGAAGAACCTCTGCTTCCGTCATTTCAGTGAGCTGTCTAACGGTAAGTATCCCGGCGTTTGCTAGACAGTTGTAAGTCCTTATCGACCATTCCATCTCGCCAACGGAACTATCGAGAGCGGACGCGCCAGCGATACCCGCCGAATGGCCGAGACTGCTTGCAGGCTCGGTGCTTGCACGGGTAGCGCGGTCCGAAGGAGGCGCCTTGTCGTTCATTGCCATCCACTCCAAAAACCAATAAGACAGAAAGAAAGCACTCCCATCACCGGATACATCCAGAGCGGTGTTTCCATGCTGAGAGAGGTGAGGCGAAGGTGGCGGGTGAATGCGGTCATGACCGTTGCTCCACGGTCACAGCTGAAATTGCACCGGCGCCATCGAAGGGTTCGCGCGACCACTTGCGGATATGCTGCCCGTCATCGCTCCACTGGACGTAGATCACGTCTTGGCTAGACCAGTGCTTAGCGATCGCCACGTTTATGGCCTTCTCTCCGTTCAGCAAAATAGCCATACCGATGTCTTCGTCGTATTGTGGATTGCCTCTTAGGAAGCGGCGGTCTTGCATTGCGCAAGCAATGGCGTCGAGCAGCCAGTCTGCGCGTTCTTTCGCGATATCAGACGCGCTCATGCTACCGACCCCCGGCAAGCGCGATCAGGGCAGACGGTGACGTCCTTCTCGGTCGTGGAAAAGTCGCAATCGTTGCAGTTGCGCAACTCCCCCGCTTCGAACAGCCGTTCACGGACCCATGCGAGGCGCTTGGGGCATTCGTGTTGGGTGGAGGCTTCGTAGCGGGCGTCGTAATTTTCTTCGCCGAACGGAAACCATCTCCCGCCGAACATATCGGCCAGCGCATCATGGACCTCGTATTTTTGCGCCTTTGATCCGTCGCCCCATTTCCAAACATTGTCGCACAGACCATCGTTGCGCCGGAAAGGCTCCCGATGCGGCGCCCCATTGGTAGCCCAATGATACCAAGCCTTGAGAAAGGCGATAAGGTCGGGGGACATGGTGGACTTCGCGCTCATGCCGCCCTCCATTCCGGCTGGTTCCATTCGCGCCAGTCTGCTTCCTGATCGCGGCTTGCCTCCCACAAGCTATCAATCTCCAACAGGTCGAAGCCAGCAGCCCAAATCTCGCGGGCCTGTTCTTCCGATCCGTTGTAGTTCGCAGCGATGCGGGTAAGCTCGGTCGCACAGCGCAGGATTGCGGGGCGGTCATGCTCGGGGATGCTGTGGTTCAGCGTCTGCTCGAAAAGCCGATCCTTGGCGCGCTCGCTCTCGATGGGCGTAAGGCCGAGCAGCGTATCGAGGTGCTGCATCACTACGTCTTGATGATCGTGGGGGATGGGTCCGGTGAATCCGGGGCGAACGATGCCCCACAGTGCGAAGGCGGCGAGGCTAAGTTCCTCGATCCGGCGCGCGTGGTGCGGGGCGATCCGATCTGCCTTGAGTGTGCTGTGCGCGTTCATTATCACGGCCCCTTGTCTGGAACCGTGTATACCGATACGGTATTATCGCGTCAACAGGAAAATACCAAAATGGTATTCAATCTTTTCGGGTCAGCGGCGCCCAGCCCTGAGCGGCCCTCGTCTGGTTAAGCGTGGAGCGCAGAGTTTCATCATTTTCGAAAAGAATATCGAGGTTATCGCTGACCCATTTATGCTCGCTTGAGCCGATAGAGTTTAGCTCCAGGATCGCGTCCGCGCGCTTGGCGTTCTGCTCTTTCAGGAAAACGATGTCGGCCTCAAGGGCGCGGACCCTTACTTCCAGTTCGGCCACCCGCTCCCTAGAAGCACTCGCCACGCGATCGGCGGCGCTATCCACGTCGCCCTTCGTGGCCGGACGTTGATTGCATCCTGAGAGAGCTATAGCGAGTGCTATTCCGGTCGCACAGAAGCAACGACGACGGCGGCGATTCTTGTCTCCACTATGTCGCCATCCGGCCCGTTCAGCTTGAACGGCGCATGGGCCGGGTTGTTTGATCTCGGAACCAGCCATAATTCCCCCTCGCGCTCGACCAGCTCTTTTACGGTCGCTTCGCACATGCCCAAGTCGTTGGTTCGGATAACGACAACGCGCTTTCCCGGTGCAGCTTCCGCCCGCCCGAAAAGCGAGACGCACTCAACGATAGTCCCAGGTGGATAGATTTGATCCATACTATCCCCGACAACGCGCAAACCGAAGCGATGCTCTATGTCGGCCGTCACGTCTGCGCGTCCGTAGAAGGTTTCCCATTCGTCGGCGGGCTGCTCGACGGCTTGGCGCCATACGCCAGCCGCCACCTCGCCCTTCACATATAGACGCGGACCCACAGGGGCGGCGGTATCGCCTTCAAGCAATTCTCCGGCAGTTACCCCGAGAATGTCGGCCAGCGCGTGAAGCTGCTCAAATTTCGGCTCTCGCTTGCCTGACTCCCACCGCTGCACCGTGGCTTGGGCAACGTCCATTTTCTCCGCAAGCTGCTCCTGCGTGAAGCCGCGGCGTGTGCGAAGGTCTGCGAGTCGGTCTAAATACCCCATCGGCATATTTTGCTCGCGCGATGATCTGGGCGGAATGGCCAGAATGGTATTGCAATCGTATACCGTTTCGGTATACTGCCGGACCATGAGCACTTATTCAGCCTCCCTACTGGCGTATCTCAAGGAAGGCGCGACCCACTCCGGGTTGGCTGAAATGATCGGTAAGACGCAGGTCGCCGTGACGAGATACGCGAACGGCAAGCGATTTCCTGATGCCGATACTGCCCGCGCGATTGACGATGCGACAGACGGCGCGGTCCCATTCGACGCATGGCGCGCAGAGTTCGAGCGCCGATCAGGCTTGGTGGCCTGACCATGCTCGGGGGGGCTAACACGACATTCCCAAGCTCGACGCAACGGGTCGGGCCACTGGCTGGCGGGGCTTCGTGCCTCGCCGGTCTTTTTCATGCGATTCATTCATTGCGCGGTGCAGCGAAAACCGAGGCGCGCGCAAGCCCTTCGTAAACGCCGTTTCAGATTGGTCCATTTCGTATGGAAGCCGTTAATTTCGTTTAACCACAGGAGTTTACCATGTCGATTAGCACTGTGTTAGCCCTGATTGCCGGTTTCACTGGCGGGGCAATTCTGATGGCTGTTTTTGCTGCTGGCAAGGCTGCTGACGAGTTCACCCTGCAAGCCCTTCTGGACGAAGCCCGCGATGCTGCTGACCGCGCTTCTGACGCGGCCGGTGCAATGCAGGCCCGTATCGAGCGTGCCCTTGATTGCGTGACTGAGAACAGCGCGCATGTCGGGAAGAAGATGGCGAAAATCCTCCGCGGTGATGCGTGATGCGCTGGCCCTTCCATCGCAAACCGCTGCGCGTTGATCACGTCCGCTACGTCACCAAGCCCGCAATCGATCCTGTCGAAAAGGCTCTGGCAATGGCTCACCAAATGGGCCGTGCAGACCTTGTGGCACGTCTACAGGGGGTGCGGCGATGACTTACGAACCGCACTTTTTGCGCAAGGTCATGCCGAGCGATTTCCCCGAACATGCAATGGACACCATTGCCAACCTCTGCGCGCGCTATGGCGTCGGCAAAAACAAGATTGTCGATTGGCGCCGCGAGATCGGAATCGAGGGGCTGAAAACCAAATGGACCGATGAGCTAAAGCAGCTCGTCCGTGATAACTGGGGCGTCCGCTCGACCACGCAGATTGCAAACATGATCGGATGTGACCGCAAGGCGCTTGTGCGGCAAGCGAACCGCATGGGCCTGAAAGCCACTCCCAAAGCCCCCGCTCGCACTGGCTGGCATTTCGACTTTGGCCCGCGCCAATTCGACGGACGCAAGGCAAAGGGCATCGCGGACGAGGCGGCAGACTTCATTCGCGACCACGACAGGACATGCGTTTATCGCGTGGACAAGAATGGAAAGCCAAACCCCAAAGCCAATTTTTGGAAATATGGCTTTGGCTCCCTTGTCATGAGCGAAGAAGAATTGATCGCGAAAGCCGAGCGCAAGGGTTGGGATCGTGACGCATGGAAGAGACTTGCGGCATGATTTCTCTTCCTCTCCCCCCAAGCCTCAATAATGCCTTCGTCAACCGACAGGACGGCAAGGGGCGCTATCGCTCGTCGGCCTACAAGGCATGGCAGCGTGCTGCTGGCGACTGCTTGTCGGTAAGCGCATGGGACATGCCTTCTCCGCCCTATGGCATCACGATCCGACTTAACATCGACCACCGCAGCGACATCGACAACAGGGTCAAGCCCGTCCTCGATCTTCTCGTCAAGCATGGCGTCCTGACAGGCGATCAGTGGGTTAATTCGCTGCACGTCTACAGGGATCGGTCGATTGATGGCTGCACGGTCGCGTTTTTCGATCCTGAGTGCATGACGCTTGGGCAGGCGGCCTGCCGCGTCATCTCCAATCTGGAAATAACCGAATGATCGCGAATATCGAGGCAGAGGGCGTTGTCCTCGCCGCTGCCATGATTGACCCTAACCAGATTGACCGACTGGCCGATATTGTCGCGCCAGAGGATTTCGCTGATCCGCTTCTAGGCCGCATGTTCCGCGCCGCACGCGATAGCTTCTCGGCTGGCAAGGCAGCGAACGGCGTTGCTATCAACAACATGTTCAAGGATGACGAGGCGTATAAGACCGCTGGCGGACCCTCGCTCGTCGCTAACCTGACTGCCAATCCGGTTGCGCTGATCGGATGCGTTGACCTTGCGAAACAAGTTGCAGAGATTGCCAAGCGCCGTCGCATTGCGGAAGGGCTTACCGAAGCAATCGAGATGGCAGCGGACCAATCCGTAACGCTGGCCGATACTGTCGATCATGTTGACAGCGCACTGACCCATGCGACTGACATTGCCTCGTCCACGACAATGCACACCGGCGCAAATTGCCTCGATGCGATGATGGCACAGCTTGAAAGCCGCGACCGTGGCGTGATGTGCAAGCTGATTCCGCCGATGGACGACCTGTTGGGCGGTGCAAGGCGCAAGCAGATGATTATTCTCGCTGCTCGTCCTGGCATGGGCAAGACGGCTGTCGCGCTGTCCTACAGCATCGGGGCGGCAATGAACGGACATGGCGTCCTCTACGTCAGCCTAGAAATGTCGGCCCCTGAGCTTGGCGCGCGCATGGCGGCTGACCTTTGCTTCAATGGTGAAACGGGCGTTCCGTTCTCGTCGATCGTCAATCAGAAGATCGGATCCGATGATTTTCGCCGTCTGCGCCAAGCGCGTGAGATCGCCGCAGATTTGCCCATTGAGGTAGTGGACGCAAGTTCGCTGTCAATTGGTCGGCTCAATGTCATCGTGCGTAGGCAGGCCAGAAAATTCGCGGCCAAGGGGGCGCGGCTTGACCTTGTGGTCGTCGATTATCTCCAGCTCCTGAGCGCGGACAAAGGCAAGAGTGCCTATGAGGCGGTGAGCCAGATCAGCCGTGCGCTAAAGGCCATTGCCAAGGAGCATGACATTGCCGTCATGGCGCTGGCTCAATTGAGCCGAGAGGTCGAGAAGCGTCCAGGATGCCGCCCGCAACTGTCTGACCTTCGCGATAGCGGACAGATCGAGCAAGACGCCGATACGGTGATGTTCCTGCTTCGCAACGAATATTACCTCCAGCGCGAGCGCAAAGAGATCAATGACCCCGATTACATGAAGTGGGAAGCCGCGATGCACGAGCATCAAGGAAAGATCGAGTTCATTTGCGCCAAGCGCCGTAACGGGGAGACAGGGAAGGGGATAGGGGCTTTCCACGGCGCCTATCAGGCGGTGCGCGGGCTATGAGCAAGATTCAGCACCTCTATTTCATCACAGATGCTCGTCGGGTAGCCGTGAAGATCGGCGTTGCCTGCGATCCCGAGCGTCGGCTGGTTGAGTTGCAATCAGGCAACCATACCCGTTTGAAGATTGACCTAGTCCTTCATTTTGAAGCGGAAGGCGATGCTTCCCGATACGAGGACGCCTTGCACCAGCAGTTCGCAGCCCATTGGCGGCATCGCGAATGGTTCACCTACGCGCCGGAGATCAAAGAGTTCGTGGCAGCTTGGAACAGGGGAGAGGGCGCCGATGTGCTGCAACCGGAGCAGTCGTGCAAGCGCGCGATCGCTGACTTCGGGATATATCTTCGGAAAGAGGATTATATGGCGATCCTTCGGGAAAGGGCGCGCCGATGAGCATCGCTCTTATGACCGAGGTGTGGCGCCTCGCTCTCCCGTCCGTTGATAAGCTGGTAATGCTGGCGCTCGCTGATTGGGCGAACGATGACGGGAAATGTTGGCCATCTATCGCGCGTATTGCGGCAAAGTCCGGCTGCTCCGAGCGGACCGTTCAGCGCGCTCTTCGCGAGGCTGAAAAAAACGGCCACCTGACCCGCGACGATAAACCGGGCAAGGGGTGTCTTTATACGCTTCACCCCCGACACTGTGTCACCCCCGACACTGTGTCACCGGTGACAAAGGCGACAAAGACCCCCGACACTGTGTCACCCAATACGTCAGTAAACACCAAACCTAAAAACACAAAGCGCGCGTTGCCGGTCGATTGGAAGCCTGAGCCGTTTGGTGCTGACAGCCAATGCAAGGCAATCGTCGACAGCTGGTCGCCGAAAGAGCTTGCGACACAGATCGAGCATTTTAGCGCCCACCATCGCGGCAAGGGGAATCGCTTCCTCGATTGGCAGGACGGTTGGAAGACATGGGTTTTGAACAGCCGGCGCTTTGCCAAGCCAGAATCTCGCCGTCCCGCGAACGATGGCCCTGGATCATTCCTCGCCAGCCTCGGCAGCGGACCATGACCTGGCACCCCACAAACCACCGCCCACCCCGCACGGGAGACACACCCTTGAGGGTTAAGTTCCGCAACGGGATCGTGAGCAAGGAGGCGCTTCCTGCCTCGAAATGGAATTGGTCAGACCGTGATTACGATTGGGACATTGCACACTGGAAAGAGGAGAATTGAGATGAACGTGGAACACGATGACAACAATTTCGCACGGATGAAAGCTGAATCTGCGCGCGCTCAGAACTGGGTCGGGAATCATGCTCACGTGGGCGCTGGTTCGACTTTGAACGCCTACGCTGCTCAGGCGATGCAAGCCAATCTACAGGGAGAAGCCCAGCGGGACTTGGGCGACATTTTCGACAGGATTTCCGAGGCAACGGCCATCGCCAAGTCAAACAGCGAACGCATCTCGCTTATCGCCGATCGCGTGAAAGGGGCAATGCCTTCTGCTTGCGGAAATTCTGGTGCTGTCCCTGAGCGCATCGGTAGCATCGGCCGCATCAATGATATTCTTGATCAGCTTATGGGCGATTTGTCGCGCCAATCTGACGAAATTCGCCGCATCGAAAACCTCTAATCATAGCGGTAAGAAGGGAGAAAGAGGGATGAGTGAGACGGCAAGCTTGTCGCATGAATGGTTTGAGTGGTTGCTTTCGTGCGCGCTCAATGAGGCAGTCGAGAAGCACGGCGACGCGGGCCGTATGGTGGCGTGGACGGTTCGCGAGCGGTTTTTGGAGGGTCTGCCGCGCGGGACGTTCGAATATCTCGGCACCGATGTTTTACCTGCCCACGCCATGATCCAAGCAGGAAAGGCAAAGGCATGAGCGAGAAATGCGCCGACTGTCGTTTTTGGAACGGTTGTGAAGGCCGTGTCGATGAATGGTACAGATATTCTGCATGTCGTCGCTATCCGCCAACGAATGGCAAGCACTCCCACGGTGGGGCCACCGCAGTCTATCCGACGACGCAAGGATTTCATTGGTGCGGAGAATATCAAAAAATTGCGGAGGAAACGGCATAATGGCAAAGCGGGGGGCAAGAAAGCAGAAGGTCAAGCCGCAGATCGCGCTCGCGCCAACACAAGAGCAGATGCTGCAAAGCGAATATGCCGAGACGGTATCGCCAGAGGGAAAGCGGTTTGTCCGTGTCGCGCCGATCGACAGCCTACGCAAACGAGGAACGATCACAGAGGAGCAGCACAAGGCGCTGTCCCGCTTTCGCGACTTGTGGATAGCCTGCGAGCGCCCCAGCCCCAAGTCATGCTTGGATATGTCGCCAAAGGGCAATGGCAATGGTGGTCCACTTCCTCGCAAGCTGGCGATGCAATCCGAGCTGCAAGAACTGGAGTGCTGTCTTGATGGGCTGGCGCATATCACGCGCAAGGTGGCCGGAGAGGATTGGAGCCTATCGCAATGGGCAATCCACATTTCAGGATGCAAGGGAAGCGGTGAGCCAGTCTGCCTGCCAAAGACCAATGCGCTCAACAATGCCATAGTCGATATTCGCTTTGCGGCCAATCGCTTGATAGCGCGACTTGCTTGACACGAGCGGTAATTTGTGGCAACGCGGAGCCAATGTGGCGTATTGCGCCAAGACGGGTCGCCAGCTTAACCGCTCGGCGGCCCTTTTCATTTCCGGCGCGTTTTCTCCTTTCCGCGCTGGTTCCCCGCCATCGGTTTATCCGACGCACCTTTCGCAAGGCATGATGCAGCGCGCGGTCGGCACTGACGCGATGGCGGGGTTAAATTCAGGAGCGCCCATGGAAATTGTCAGGCTGGTCGAAGGGCCATCGCTCAACGACATTCCTGGGCAGCTTCGCGCTTTAGCCGATCGCATAGAGGCCGGCGAATACGGCCTGCCTGAGCTGGCAGTGTTTTTTCTGGAAACAGATGAAGGGCTGACCGGCTTCTCATGGGGTCATTACGATTCCTATCGCGCTATCGGAATGATGGCTGTCGCAACGCAGCACATGATCGACAGCGAGTAAGATCAACAACAACCGAAAGGCCAACGATATGGCCACTAGCAAGAGGGGTCGCCCTACATCGTATAAGCCGGAATACGCAGAGGGCATCGTGTCCCACTGTTCGACCGGCGCCAGCATCACGAGCTACGCCGCACAGATCGGCGTTTGTCGCGATACGATTACGGAATGGGGCAATGTCCACCCAGAATTTTCCTCAGCCGTAAAAAGGGCGAAGGCCGCTGCGGCGGCTTGGTATGACTTGAAGGCGCGAGAAGTGCTGGAGACTGGCAAGGGCAATGCAACGCTCGCCATCTTCGGCCTCAAGAATTTCGCGCCTGACGATTTCCGCGACGTGCAAGAGCAAAGGCTGTCCGGCGAGGTCACTGTAAACAAGGTGGTGCGGGAGTTTGTCGACTCTCCGAATACCAACGGCTGAGGTCTTCAAGCCGCTCTACAAGCCATCGCGATACAAGGGAGCTTGGGGAGGCCGTGGTTCCGGCAAGTTTCACGACAGGGCGGGGGCGCTCGTTGATGACAGCCTGTATGAGCGCGGCCTCCTCTCCGTCTGCATTCGCGAAGTTCAGAAGTCGCTCAAGGATTCGGCAAAGCGCCTGATCGAGAGCAAGCTGAACGAGTTCGGTCTAGGCGAGGCTGACGGGTTCAAGGTTTTCTCTGATCGCATTCAGACGCCGGGCGATGGCGTTATCATATTTCAGGGGATGCAGGACCACACGGCGGAAAGCATCAAGTCGCTGGAGGGTTTCAAGCGGGCATGGGTTGAGGAAGCGCAGACGCTTTCCTCCCGCTCGCTGCAATTGCTGCGGCCGACAATCCGCGCACCGGGAAGTGAACTGTGGTTCACATGGAACCCGCGGCTAAAGACCGACCCTGTTGACGTGCTGCTGAGGGGCGAGAGCCTGCCGACAGGGGCAAGCGTGGTCCGGGCCAACTGGAACGACAACCCGTGGTTCCCGAAAGAGCTTGAGGACGAGCGCCTGGACTGCCTGAGGCAAGAGGCTGATCAATACCGCCACATATGGGAGGGTGATTACATCACCGTCTCGGCGGGCGCCGATTATGCCGCGAGTTTGGCAAAGGCTCGGGCAGAGGGCCGGATAAGCGATGAGGTCGCTGCGGATCCGCTCATTCGGTATCTGGCGATATGGGACATAGGGGTAAGGGACGCTTGCTCCATCTGGATTGCGCAGATCGTTGGGAATGCAATCCGGGTTCTGGATTATTACGAGACTGTAGGCCAGCCGCTCTCGGCGCATATCGAGTGGCTGCGGGCCAATGGTTACGGTCATGCGCTGTGTGTCCTGCCTCAAGACGGGGCGAAGATGGACGCTGTGACGGCAATCCGGTTCGAGGATCATATTCGCGCAGCTGGTTTTGAGGTCGTGACGATCCCTAACCAAGGCAAGGGCGCTGCATTGAAGCGCATTGAGGTTACGCGCCGGCTGTTCCCGAGCATCCGGTTTCACGCGACGAAATGCTCAGCCGGACTTGATGCTCTCGGCTGGTATCACGAGAAGATAGACGAGCATCGCAATGTCGGGCTTGGGCCTGAGCATGATTGGTCCAGCCACGCAGCCGATGCTTTCGGGCTTTTGTGTGTAGCTTACGAAGAACCAGCCAGCACCGTTGAAGAGGACGACCGTTACGACGGGCGGGGCCGATCATCGGTGACGGGCTACTAGGAGGTATTACTATGGGAACGACGAATCTTTCGGCGCTCGCTCTGGACGGTGACGTTCCGAACAGCGGCACCGCTATCACGGGTATCAAGGTCTATTCGGCGTCGCTGACCCCGGCTTCGGTAGGCGCAGCGACTGTCGCAGAGCAGACTTTCACGGTCACGGGCCTGACGACTGCTGACAAGGTGATTGTCAACAACCCGTCGATCTCGAACGCGGTAGGCATTGCAGGCGCCCGCGTCTCGGCTGCCGACACGCTCGCGCTTCGCTTTGTCAACCCGACTGCTGGCTCGCTGACCCCGACCGCAGGCACCTTCACGATCATCGCTGTCCGTAGCTAATATGGACGAATATCTCGACCAGCCCGAAATGGAAGAGGCTGGCGAGGGCGAGGCCGTGCGCCTTGCCGATGTAGAAGGCGACATCACGCAATATCTGAGCGAGCAGCAGCTTGCGACGATCGGTGCTGATGTCGTGGAGGATTACGACCGCGACCTTGTAGACGAGGGCGTATGGCGTGAAAAGGCGGAAGCCGCGGTAAAGGCTGCGGCGCAGGAGAAGCCCGAGAAGAAAGACCACCCGTGGCCGGGGGCGTCGAACGTCAAGTATCCGATGTTGACGGTTGCGGCGCTCCAGTTCCAGGCGCGGGCCTATCCTGCAATCGTCAAGGGCGATGAAGCGGTTTCGGTCAAGGTCGTCGGGAATGACTCCGGCGTTCCGATGATGGGTCCGGGCGGTCCGATGGTCAACATCATGGGGCAGCTTGTCCCGATGGCCGCATTGCAGCAGGTTCCGCCCGAGATCGCACAGACGGCGCAGCCCGCATGGCAGAAGGAGCCGGGGGCGAAGAAGGCCCGCGCTGCGCGTCTCAAGGCATATCTGAACACCTATCTCTTCTACCGCATGAAGGGATGGGAGCAGGACACCGACCAGCTCTTGCTTTTGCTCCCGATTGTCGGCTGCATGTTCCGCAAGGTCTACAAGCGCGGCGGCGAGTTCAAGGTGCGGCTGGTGTCGGGCCTCAAGATGGTGGCGCCGACATGGGCGACGGACTGCAACCACACACCGCGCCTGACCGAAGAGATCGACAATCTCGCTACCTATCAGGTGAAGCAGCGGATTGCCTCGGGGCATTACCGCGACGTGACCTTTGCCGAGCAGGATGGCGACGAGGAAAAGCCCCGCAAGCTGCTAGAGCAGCATCGCTACATCGATCTCGACGGCGACGGGCGGGCAGAGCCTTACATTATCACGGTTGACCATGAATCGAAGCAGGTGCTTCGCATGGAAGCCAACTATGGCCCCGAGCAACTGGACGACCCTGACGGGGATATCGACAAGCTCTCGGTCTATTACATCAAGTATGACTTCCTGCCGAACCCCGAGGGGCATTTCAAGGGCATCGGATTTGGTCACTTGCTTGCAGAGATCACGGAAGTCGTCAACACGACGATCAACCAGCTTATCGACGCGGGGACGGCCGAGATCGCGGGGGGCGGGTTTGTTGCTGCCGGTTTGAGGTTGCAGGCCAAGGGTCAGACCTATGTGCGCTTCCGGCCCGGCGAATATAAGACGGTCGATGCAACGGCAGAGCAGCTTCGCAACGGACTGGTAGAGCGGACGTTCCCGCAGCCGTCGAGCGTGGCGTTCAACATGCTCGAAATGATGCTGGGTGCCGCAAAGGATATTGCCTCGGTCAAGGACGTGATCACCGGGGAGGCATCGAACAACGGGCAGGTCGGCACGACGCTGGCGCTGATCGAGCAGGGATTGCAGGTCTTCACCGCGATCTACAAGCGGGTTTATCGCGCGCTCAAGGAAGAGTTCGCGCTGCTGTTTGATAACATGTCGCGCTGGGGCGGGCAGGAGCTTGCCGAGGACTATATGAACGTCCTCGATGATCCGGCAGCGAATTTCGAGGCGGATTTCGACAACAAGGACATGGACATTCGTCCGGTCAGTGACCCGTCTAACGTCACGTCGATGCAGCGCATGGCCGCGGCTCAGTTCATGATGCAGACGCTTGGCCCTGCTGTTCAGGCGGGTGCCGATGCGCGCGAGATCATGCGCCGTGTCTATGAGGCAGCAAACATCGAGGACATCGACGGGATTTTCCCGCCGCCGCAGCCGCAGCAGCCCGATCCGGTAGAGATGGCGAAGGCGAACAAGGATCAGGCCTCGGCTCAGAAATACGGCGCCGAAGCGCAATCGACGCAACTGGATAACGCGATGAAGGCCCATGACTTGGGCTTCCAGATGGGGATGGTAAATGACGCAGGAGCAATTCCTGGCATGGATGGAACACCCGGTAACGAAATGGGTGCAGGAGGCATGCCTGCGGGCGTCTGACGCTCAAAAAGACGAGTGGGACAAGGTGACGTGGGACGGTGGGCAGTGTGATCCGCTGATGCTCGCGGAATTACGGACCCGCGCCGACGCTTACCGCGCTCTTGCCGAAACGCCCTACGAAGGGTGGTGCGCTGTTCTTGAGGTTGAACCTGTCTACGGAGAATGAAATGGGGACGATTCCCGCGCTTGCAGATTTGAAACCCGGCATCCGTCCGAGCGAATATAACGTGCTGATTGCCCCTGAGGAAACCGAAGAGGTCACGAAGGGCGGGATCATTCTTGCTCCGACGATCAAGGAAGGCAATGACATCGCCACGATGAAGGGGCGACTTGTCGCGGTCAGCCCGCATGCGTTCACCTATGCCGAATGGCCGGCTGGCGATCAGCCCAAGGTCGGGGACGCTGTTTTGTTCGCGAAATATGCCGGGACGCTCGTCGAGGGCGCCGATGGACGGGAATACCGTCTCGCCAAGGACAAGGATGTCTGCGGCGTGTTGGAGGTTTGAGAGATGGCTTATTATACCGATGTATCTTCGGCACGGAACGGTGCCGCGGTAACGCCGAGCGACAGCACGACTTTTGCCGCGACCCGCGCGCTGTATGTCGGTGTGTCGGGCGACGTGAAGGTTGACATGGCTGGCGGGGCGACCCTGACGTTCAAGGCGGCTCCTGTGGGCATGCTGCCTATTCAGGCTGTCCGGGTTTACTCGACGGGCACGACCGCAACGGATATCGTCGCGCTGCGCTGATGTTCATCGGAACCGGCCTCACGCTCTTTGACAATGCTGTCGGAGAGAGTGGGGGAGGCTCGCCCCCCTGCTACCATAACGGCTCCGGTTCTGGCTTTGGCTGTTGGTCCGACGACATACCCGCCGCAATTTGATATCTCGTTCGATGATACGGTCGCGGTAGGCGACACGCTCCGCACTCAGTGGGCGAATCCCGGACAAGCTGTAGACGGAAACGGGATTTTCACGGCGACGGTTGGGAGCAGCGATCACGTTATCACGTCTGGCGAGGCGTCTGCAAAGCTATCGCCGTCAGCCCCCACAATGCGGGACATATCTACATCATCGGCGCTGGTGGTGGCATTGACGTCTCGACCGACTATGGCGTGACCTTCGCGCTCGGAGGCGGCAGCGGCACCATCAACGACCGCGTCGCATCCTCGATCGGCTGGCAGGCTTATACCGACGAAAACTACATGACGAACGGGGACATGGACTTTGACCCGACTGTCAATCGGCTCTGGATCGCCGAGGGCATGGGTGTCTGGTATATTGACAGCCCTCCGACTGTTCTGACCTTCCCGAACCGCACCGTTACAATCCACGAGTATTCACCCGGCATCGAGAACATGGTGACGACGCTCGTCAAGGTGAATGATCAGGGCGACGTCGGCTATGCGATGCACGATCGCGGGTTGATGATCCTTCCGCGCGCGAGTGCAGGTAAAGCCTCCCCTTCAGCGCACGGCGGCTCGATCCGCTTCCAGCACGGCGGCGATATCGACTGGTCGCCCGACGAACCAGATGCCTGGGTTGGCACGATCCACGGCGAGCGCAACGGCATCGGTCTGGTTACGGCGCGAACGGCGGACAAGGGGGCGACCTGGGCCGGTTCGGCCGCGCTGGCGACCGCCAGCGGCGGCCCCGGGGGCGGCAATATCGTCAAGTTCGACGCTGATAACTGGGTGCAGGTGCAGACGAACCGGGCGTTCCCGCTCTCTGGACAAAGCGACAAGAACGGCATTTGGCGGACTGCGAACAAAGGCGTAGCCTGGACGAAATGCGCGATCGGCGACGGAAACGCGCTCAATTTCCATAGCGCATACAACCTGTCCCGGCGCGTGCTGGTGGGCGATAAATTCAACAGCTCGGTTGCCTATGCCTATAACGTCGGCGACGGGACCGGCTCGGCAAGTGACCTCGCGTGCCGCGGCATCTGGAAGACGACCGACAAGGGCGCAAGTTGGAGCCGCGTCAAGAGCAGTTTCATCGTCAGCTTCAACGCCGATTCCTATCACGGCAAGTTCACCCAAGGGGCGAACGCGAACGAATGGTATTGGTGCGGCGGCGACGAGTGCCTGGGGCTGTGGCGCTCGACCGATGGCATGGCGACATGGTCTCAGGTGACGGGAACAGATGATGTCATCGGGGCAGCGAGTTTCGGTGAGGTGTTCGGGGTCGGGGTAGGCAAGGCGGCATATGGCTCGCAATATCCAACGCTTCTGGCCGCTGGCTGGCGAATGGTCAGCCCGACAGGAGCAAGCAGCGCAACCGGCTACGGCTTCTGGATCAGCTATGACAATGGCGCGACGTGGACGCGTGTAGCGCAGTTCCCGAACGGCATATTCGATATCGTCAATGACATCGCAGGCGATCCAACGACGTTTGGCCGCTTCTATGTCGGTTGGGGCGGGACGGGAATGTCCATGCTCAGTTACGACTACACGATGAGGCTTACGTAGATACCCCCTGACGGGGTTTGAGCGGCCCGCTCTGTAGGGCAATCGGAAAGGTGCCAAATGGCAGACGAAGACCTTACCCCGGATGGGGTTGAGGGTGAGGACACTCGCCCTGTCGAAACGGGCGAGGAATTGCCCAAAGGTGATGGCGATGATCAGGCTATCACGCTTGAAGAGGCGGCGTCCGAGCTGGGATGGTCGCCCAAGGACCAGTGGCGCGGCGACCCGGAAGAGTGGCAGCCTGCTTCTGCGTTCCTCAAGAATACCGTGGCGATCAACAAGGCCGAGCGCCGAGCGCGAAAGAACCTTGAGGATCGGCTGAGCCGCATCTCGCGGACGACGGACGCCATGCTTGAGCGGGTTCGTGCAGACGAGCGCGCAAAGGTTGAAGCGGAATTCGCCGCGGCTGTTGACGAGGGCGACCATGACCGCGCGCGGCAGGCTTCGGCCAAGCTGCAAAGCCTGTCATCGGAAACGACCGACAAGGCACCGATTGCGGACTTTGAAACCCGCAACGCGGAATGGCGGCAGGTCGATCCTCTCGCCACGCAGATGGCTATCAATGTTTCCAATATCGCGGCAGGGCAGGGCAAATCTCCTGACGAGCAATTGAAGCTCGCAGAGGATGCCGTGCGCAAGCGGTTCCCGGAATATTTCGGCGATGCAAAGCCCAAGTCCAAGGGACCGGCAGAGGTCGCAGAGCAACAGGGCCGGACGGCCCGCGCCACGTCGTCGAACCGCCAGCGCGGATTCAACGATCTCCCTCCCGAAGCAAAGGCTGTCGCGCTCAAGCTCGAAAAGCAGGGCGTCAAGAAAGAATCCTATGCTGAGGAATATTGGAAGGAAAACGCCTGATGGCACACCCTAATTCGCGCACCGAAGTGCGTTCGATCGAAGAGTTGCGCGAACGTCGCAGCCGCAACGATGGCGACATTGACCGGACCTATTCGCTGAAAATGGCGATCCCGGAAAAGGCACGGCAGGAATTCGGCGAGCAGTTCGATTTCCGCTGGTTCAACGATGTCGGCATGAGGATTCATCAAGCGACCGAGGTGGACACCTGGCAAAAAGTGCCGGGCATCGCTCCCCTGACGGTCGGGACGGATGAAGAGCGCAACCCCATCAAGGCATATCTCTGCATGAAGCCCAAGGAATTCATTCGTGAAGACCGAGCCATGAAGGCGCGGGCATTGGTTGATGTCGAGAAGGGCATAGTTGGCGGCGCATCCGACCAGAGCGACCTTGCCGGGACGAGCTACGTTCCGAAGGGTCAAAACCGCATCGGTCGCGTAACGGCGACCTCTCCATAAGGATTTTCCTACATGGCTAATAGCAACGCTCCGACCGGCTTTCGTCCGGTCAAGTATCGGAGCGGTGCGCCCTATAACGGCGCGGCGAACGTCTACTACGTTCCCGCATCGGATGGCACCGCTCTTTATATCGGCGATCCCGTTGTCATTGCTGGCAGCGCAGACGCCAAAGGCGTGGCAACCGCTACGCGCGCAACTGCCGGTTCGGCTGGTCCCATCACTGGTGTGGTTGTTGGCTTCGTGCCGACCCCCGCGCTTGTTGGTGGCGGCTACAAATACCGCCCTGCTTCGACCGCAGCCTACATCCTCGTCGCTGATGACCCGAACCTTGTGTTCGAATGTCAGGAAGACGCGGTGGGCGGCGCTCTTGCTGCAACCGACGTTGGCCTCAACGCCGACATGGCTTCGGGCAGCGGCTCGGCTGTTACCGGCCTCTCGGGCTTCCAGCTCGACACCTCGACCAAGGCGACGACCGCAACGCTCCAGTGGCGCATTGTGGGCTTCGTCCAGCGCGAGGACAACGCAATCGGCGCGAACGCTAAGGTTCTCGTCCGTATCAACCTGCCCACCGAAACCGGCGCTGCCGGCTCGACTGGCGTTTAAGGGAGGGACTGACCAATGACTGTCATTACCCGTTCAGCCCACCCCAGTCTTCTGTGGCCGGGCATCAAGGCCCTCTTCGGGCACAAGTATAACGAGCAGCCTGCTCAGTGGTCGCAAATCTTTGAGAAGCGCGACTCTGACAAGGCCTACGAAAAGGTCACCGAGATTACCGGCTTCGGCTTGGCATCGACCAAGGGCGAAGGCGCCTCGGTGAGCTATGACAGCGAAGGCGAGGGTGTCACCAGCACCTTTACCCATGTTGTCTACGGCCTCGGCTACATCGTCACCAAGGAAGAGCTTGAGGACAATCTGTATCAGGAAGTCGCTTCGCGGCGTTCGCGCGGTCTCGCTTATTCGATGAAGCAGACGGCGGAAATCGTTCACGCGAATATCCTGAACCGTGCGTTCGACAGCAACTACACTGGCGGTGACGGCGTGGAGCTTTGCTCGGCTTCGCACCCGACGCGCTCGGGCAACCAGTCGAACCTTCTGACCGCTGCCGACCTCTCGGAAAGCGCGGTTGAGGACGCTGTGAAGCGTATTCGGCAGGTCACGAACGCCCGCGGTCTGAAGATCATGGTCAAGCCGCAGCGTCTGATCGTTTCGACGGATGACGAGTTCAACGCGACTCGCATCTTCAAGAGCGATCTTCGTCAGGGCACGGCCAACAACGACATCAACGCAATCCGCGTTATGGGTTCGATCCCCGAGATCGTCCCGAACGTGTTCCTCACGGACATGGATGCGTGGTTCGTTCAGACCGATGCGCCGGAAGGCTTGCTTTCGATGTGGCGCCGTGAAGTCGAGCTGTCGAAAGACGCTGACTTCGATACGGAGAACGCGAAGGCCAAGGCGACCATGCGCTTTGCCGCTGGCTGGGGCGAATTCCGTTCCATTTTCGGTTCGGCGGGCGCCTAGAGCCAAAGGGAAAGCTCCCCGCCCTTAAAGGGGGAGCAACCTTATTCCAGCGGAGACTTGCCATGTATACGGGGCCTAGCGGCGACGTTGACAAGTCGTCTGCGTATATCTGTGACCGGTGTGGCTTTCGCTACCCGCGCCTGCGCCGAGAGTGGACAGGCGCGATGGTCTGCGATGCGGACTATGACCCTGTGCCGCCCGATCACCATCCGCCTTATGTCGGACCTGAGGGCATGCCGCGCAAAGACGCGCGCCCCTATCCGCCCGACTATTTCGTCAGCGACAATGAAATCACGCCGGAGGATCTATGACAACTTCTGGCGTCTACACGCTTTCCTTCACTGCGCGCGACATGGCTTACAAGGCGCTGCGCGACGGGCAGATCATTGCTGCCGGGACCGATCCCACGGCGGTGGAAGTCCAGGACGTGATTGACGAGTTGAATCTGCTTCTCAAGGAGTGGGAAACCCGCGGCTACACGCTGTGGCGGCAGGAAACGGCGGAAGTGGATATAACCGCCAACATCAACCCGACCACGCTTGCGAGCGATGTCTATGACGTTGCGGCAGTTCGCTTCCAGACGACGGCGACGCTTGAGCGTCCGCTGACTCCGTTCGACCGCGACCAATACAAGATACTGCCGAACAAGACGCAGACGGGCAACCCGAGCATCTTCTATATCGACCGCCAGCGCGATCAGGTTGACCTTTACGTCTGGCCGGTTCCCTCGGCAAATTCCAAGGTCAATATTGACTATCTGCGTAAGATCGAGGTTGTCACGGACGCCACGCAGACGCTCGACATCCCGCAGGACTGGCAGGGCGGGGTTCTCACTATCCTGACGAAGCGGGTTTGCACCGCGTTTGGCTATCCGGTTCCTGACGAGATCGCGGCGCGCGCTGCCGTGCTTGAGTTCAAGATTGACGCACAGGATCGGCCCTCGTCTTACTTCATGGGGCCTTATAACTGATGCCTGACGTTCAGTTCGGCCTCTCATCCTACAAGCGGGCCGAAGGCGATTTGCCGGAGCTTCCGGTCATCAACATGTATGCGGAACAGGCTCCGACCGAGACAGGCGGCGTTGTGCTGCAATCGCGCCCGCCGCTTGCCGATCGCTCGGCCAACATGGGGGCTGGCCCGGTTCGACAGCTTTATAAGCGCGATGGGGTTTTGGGCGGCGCCTTGTTCGGCGTGTCGGGTTCGTCACTCTACATGGACACGACGAGCCTTGGAGGAATCAACGGCGACGGACCCGTCTCGATGGACGGTTACGCTGATCTCCTGTTCGCGGCAGCCGGTGGGAGCCTGTGGGGCTATGACGGCTCGACGCTGGCAGCGGTGACGTTTCCTGACGGGGCGAATGTTCTCAAGGTGATTGTCGGGGAATCGCGGGCGATTGCCATTCGGGCTGACACGCAGGCGTTCTATTATTCGGACCCGCTAAGCGACAACATTGACGGGCTAAATTTCGCATCGGCGGAAAGCCAGCCCGACCGGCTTCTGGATTGCCTGTATCTTGACGGCATCCTCATTCTTTATGGCGCCGAGACGGTAGAGTTCTGGCCATCAACGGGTAATGCGGATTTGCCTTTCGCTCCCTTGCAGGGGAGGGTTTACAAAAAGGGCATCAAAGCGACCGGCTGCGCAACGAAGATCGGTTCTACCCACGCTTGGGTCACGAACCAGAATCAGGTCTGCATGACCGAAGAGTCGAATATCATTTCCAACGTCGGGCTTGAAGAGCGGATTGAGGCGGCGACGAACGTCTCCCTGTTCAACTTCCTGATTAACGGCATTGAGATGTTGGGGCTGCGTCTCGACGAGGAAACGCAAATCTGGTCGCTGCGCTCGGGAATGTGGAGCGAGTTCCAGTCCTACGGTGAAAGCAACTTCGTGCCGCAATGCTGGTCGGGCGGCGTGTTCGGCTCGGTAATTGACGGCAAAACGATTACGTGGGGTTCCGGGTTCACCGACCTTGGCGGTGTGTTCGAGCGGCGTTTCCGCGGCGGCTTTCCGCTTAACGGGGGCAATGTGGGAATCCGCAGCCTGCGTTTGCGGGCGAATGTCGGCAACACCGGGTTTCTCTCGGGCGATTATGCCGATCCGCAATGCGAGATGCGTTTCAGCCGCGATGCGGGGCGGACGTGGAGTCAGTGGTTCCCCGCTCCGCTCGGGGCGCAGGGTGAATACCGGACCCGCCTGGAGTGGCGCAGGCTCGGGACGTTCGACGATCCCGGCGCCTTGTTCGAGTTTCGCACGACAGATCAGGTTCCGTTCCGCGTCTCTGCGGTGACGGTCAATGACCCCGGCGCAGGAAGGTCGCGTTAATGGCAACGGCTTTAATCTTCAACAGCTTCAAGGAAGCGGTGGCAGAGGGCAAGCATGACCTCGGGGCCGATACCCTGAAATTCTGCCTGACCAATACCGCGCCGAGCCTTGCGAATACGCAGTTCACCGACCTGACCGAGATTTCGGCTGGGAATGGGTATACGGCTGGCGGCACGGCGGTATCGGTGTCGTCATCGTCGCAGACTGGCGGGACATATAGCCTTGTCCTCGCATCCTGCGTGTTCACGGCATCGGGCGGCACGATTGGGCCGTTTCGCTATATTGTCCTTTACGACGACACGGCGACGAACAACGAGCTAATCGGTTATCTGGATTATGGCGTGTCCTACACGCTGCCTGACGGTCAACCATTCACGATCAACGCCGGGACGTTCCTGACCATTGCCTAGCTTTACCTATGCCCCGGCATCGCTGGCGGTGTCTGGCGGCGATATAGGTATGGCTCCGGTTCGATTCGATTATGCGGCGGCGGCTCTTACCGTAACAGGTGGATCGCTGGTTGTCGGGCCTGATTTTTCGTCAAGCCTGACTGCCGGCAGCCTGAATTTGAACCGCATCCCACGCGGGGTTCCGATTGTGGAAAGCAGCGGGGCGGCAAGCCCGTTTTTGCAGCTTCTCTATCAGCGCAATTGCGAGGGAACGGAGGCGGCTTTTCAGCAGCTGGCCGATCAGGTCGGCTTGCTCTCGACCATCGTTTCCGGCTTGCAGGCCGCACAGGACGCAGCAGCGCAAGCTAACCAAGGGGTGGCTACGCTCAACGCAGGGGTGAGCCTGTCGAGCAGCCGCACGAACCCGGTTGACGGGCTTCTGACGGCGACGAGCGACGGGGTGATTACGGTTTCCGCTCACCAGCGGATTTACACGACTGGTTCGACGGAAACGATCGTAGCAGTCAACGCGGGTTCGGTTTCCGGCTTTGCGCAGGGGTCTTTCGTCCGGGTCTATTACAACGACGCAGCGCGGACGGGCGGCGCGGTCGCATATCTCGGAACGACCGATGAAATAACGCAGGTCGGAGATACGCATGTGATCGGGGGCATCGCAATCCCGACTGCGGGCTCTCCCCCTTCATCGGGGACAGGGACAACGCCTCCAGGTTACGTGCGCGAGCAAGTCGTCGGGACAGGGGGCGCCCAGCCATGAACCGGACATTTGATCCTGTTCGCGTCAACTATCTGGTCAACCATCCTGACGTGCGGCCTTTCATTGGTGGCGATCCTGCCGAGCCGTTGGATTTGTCGGCAGCGGTGGCGAATGACGAGAACATCTTTCTCGATGGAGAGCATGGGGGCTTCGCCTGCATTTGGTCGGCTCCCGGTGTGTATGAGATCCACACCTTTGTCTTGCCGGAAGGGCGGGGCGAATGGGCGGTCAAATTCGCGGCATGGGGGATAGCGTTTCTCGTCGAGAACGGTGCGCATCACCTTTGGACCCGCATACAGCCTGAGGCGGGCAACGTGCGGGCCTTCGCCGTCAAGATGGGCATGAAACCAGCCGGAAGGCAAACGCTCGACCTCGGAATGGGGCCGACAATCTACGATCTATTCGACTGGAGGGCATGATATGCCAGCAGCAGTAGTTGGCGGGGTTATCGCTGGCGCGGGCGCTATCGGCGCGGCGGCGATTGGTTCCTCGGCACAGAAAAAAGCAGCCAATCAGGCAGCGCAAACCGCTCAGGACACGACGACGGCGAACAACCAGCTTGCGCGCGAGCAATATGCTCAGAACGCGGCGGTCCTGTCTCCCTACATCAACCGCGGCAATCAGGCCGGTTCGATGTATGGCGCGTTGCTGGGGTTGGGTCCGACAAGCAACGCAGTCTCGACCAGCGCGGGGCAAACCTCGCAGGCCGTCCCGCAAAGCGGCGTGTCGCGCCTGTTTGCCGCCAATGACCTTTGGCGTGGCGAGCCGACTGGCGTCCTCAATTATGGCTACAACGCTCTGAACGGGCAATATGTGCCGAACAATGACACGCTGATGATGGCGGGAACGAACCAGCCTGTCGCGTCAACGCAGCCCACCACGGCGGCGAATTACCAGCAGGCGTTCGACAACTACAAGAACAGCACCGGCTATCAGTTCCGCTTCAATCAGGGCGTGAAGGCTCTCGATGCTTCGGCTTCGTCACGCGGCATCCTACAGTCCGGGGCGGCCATGAAGTCGCTCAACCAGTTCGGGCAGGGCATCGCATCCGACGAGTTTGGGAATTACCTCGGCTATCTCGGCAACCTGATGGGAACCGGCCTCAACGCGGCTGGCGCGCAGGCTGGCGTCTCCACCAACATGGTCAATCAGGTGACGGCGAACAACAACGCCGCTTCCTCGGCCCTGGCTAATGCGGCGCTCGCCCGCGGCAATGCCAACGCGCAGCTTTGGGGAACGGTCGGCAGCAGCCTCGGCAATATCGCGGGGCGCGTGTTCGGATGACGAAGCAAGAGGAATTGAAAGCCCTCAAGGACAAGCTGAAAGCCCGCGAAAAAGTGTCGGGCTGGTCGGAAAACTGCGCTGCCCTTCGCAAGCGCATCGCGGAGTTAGAGAATGACGCAGATTAATTGGGGCATCCTCGATCCTAACGCGGTCGGGAATATCGCGGCCATGACGCAGCAGGGCTTCCAGCAGGGGCAGGCGCTCCGCAAGGACGCTGAGACCAAAAAGGCAATCGGCGTCCTCGCAATGGACCCGACGAACCAACAGGCCACGCAAGACCTGATCAAGTGGAATCCTGAGGTTGGTTACAAGGTCGCTCAGGATCAGCGCGCCTCGATCCAGCAGATGGGCCAGCAGGACATTCTGCGCCGCGCCTACATGGGCGACAAGGAGGCGATGGCGCAGGCGTTCGGGTTCGATCCCGATCTCGTGATGAAGCTGGACGACAACACGAAGAAGCAGCTCAAGCAGTCGGTGGATTTTATCTCGAACGCCGCGCTTGAGATTGACCGGCTGCCGGAAGATCAGCGGGCGGGCGCATGGTCGAATTATGTCCGCATTGCGGAACAGCGCGGCATGGATATCCCGACCGAATATGAGCAGTATAGCCCGCAGGTTCTGCAAGCCGCGATTGCAGAGGCGGGGGCTGTGTCGAAGCTGCTTGAGGGTCGCGAGCCGAAATATCAGGTAATCCCCGAAGGCGGCATGTTGGTCAACACGCGCGATCAATCAGCGCTGGCTCAGGTGGGAGGCGGGCAACGGCCCCAAGGCGGCGCCACCGATCAGGAAGCCGCTTCCATCATTGCTGGCGCGAAGCAGAGCAAGGTTATCACGCCTGAGGACTTCTCGCGCATCCAGCAGGCGCTGGGCCCGAACGGCCAGCAGGCGGCGCAGCGTTGGATGCAGCAAAACGGCATCCAGATCGGCAAGCAGATCAACGGCAAAACTTACGTCCAGCGTGGCGGCGAATGGTATGAGGTGAATTAATGCAGAAAGTCACCGATCCGGCATTGCTGTCGCAGCTGAACGGCACGACGCAGCAGTCGCCGCAGGCTCCCCAGCGCGCTCCCGGCTTTATTCCTGGGGTTCCGAAGCAGCCTGACCCGTATCAGCGCGGACGCGACCAGCAGGCAGACTATCGCGCCAATAGCTCGGAGGAGCGCCAGCAGCGCGGCGAGCAACGCGACATCGAGAACCAAGGGTTCAATCGCGTCCAGTCGCTCATGGACGATTATCGCAAATCGCAGGTGGTCAAAGACTATACGACCGCAGTCCAGTCGTTCGCAAAGGCCATGTCGCGCGGCGAGGACGGCGGCAGCGACGTTGGCTTGATCTATGACTATGCCAAGGCGCTCGATCCCAATTCTGCGGTTCGCGAGGGGGAAGTCGATTTCGCCAAGAGCGGTTCCAATATCGTTCAGAACGTGGTGGCCCGCCTCAAGCGCGAATTCGGCTGGAGCGGTGGCGGCGTTCTCCCGCCTGAGGCTCGCGCTTATCTGCGCCGTGAAATCTACAACATCGCCGCGCAGAATGTGAAGGCATACGATCAGGAGCGCGAGTTTTTCAGCCGCCGCGCTGAGGCGATCGGCGCGAACCCTGAGGACGTAATCGGCCCGCACGTTGCCGCGCCTTATGTCAGCGACATGCGCGGTTTCAGCAATCAGGGGCAGAAGTTCACCCCTGACCAGCTTGCGGAGCGCCAGCGCGCCGGTCTACCCGTTCCCGACAATTTCACGCCACCGGCTGGCACTCCGCGCCGACCCGGTGAAGGCTTCCTTGGCCCCGGCGCGACGATGGATAACATCGCCTTTGATGCGGACACCGGCACGGGCGCCTTTGGCTCCAATATCGAGGGCCAGCGCCTTACCGCAGAGCAGAATGCGCAGTATCGCGATTTCCTCGAACAGAACAAGGCCAACCTGACGCCGGAACTGCTCAACGCATGGTGGCAGTCTCGCGGCTTCGGACCTCTCGCCAATGCTGAGGAAGTCGTCAAGGCAGCCAAAGAGGGCAACCTTGATACTGGCGTGGACTATTCGCAGATCGACGCTCAGCGCAAGCAGGCGGCAGAAGCGGAATTGCAAAAGCGCCTTGGCGGCGAAGATATTGGCGTCAATCCGCTTGTCGATAAGGGCATTGCCTCAACCTTTCGGACGAGATTTACGGTCTGCGCGGCGGCTTGGGCGAGCTTCTGAGCGGAGGCAGCTTCTCGGAGGGGTATCAGCGCGAACGCGACGTTGAGCGCGCGGCGCAGATGAAGGCGCGCGAGAAGTATGGTGTTGTCCCGGAGATCGGAGCGAGCCTGCTAACTCCTGTCGGCGTTCTTGGCGAGGCCCGCACGGTCGGCCAGTTTGTTCGCCAAGGCGCCGCCCTCGGAGCGGCATCCGGCTTCGGGCAGGGCGAGGGCGCGGGTCAAAGCGTTCTCGGTGCGGCGGGCGGCGGTGCTATCGGGGCATTGGGCGGCGCAGCGGCGTCGCAGGCTCCCAAGGCTGTTGGCGCCCTGATGGGAACGAAGGCTGGACAGAGGATTACGAGCGCCGCAGACAACTTCCTCGCCAAGCGCCTCCCGAATGTTGACGAAGCCGTTGTGAACGCAGGGAAGCGACAAGACATCAAGATTCGCTTGCCCGATGCGGTAGAATCAAAGCGTCCGGCGATGGCTGCGCTTGAGAAGTCGAAAACCGGCGCTCCGGCTGTTGCTGCGGCTCGCGCTGAGGACATCGCGGCCACGCAGAACCGTTTGCAGCAAATCACCGGAAGCGGCGCCCCTCTGGACGAAACGCAGCTCGGCACCCGTGTGCAGGGGGCGCTTGAGCGCCAGAACACGCAAGCGAAAGATCAGACATCAGCGTTCTACAATCGCGTGGAGAAGATGGCGCCGGGCGCTCGCTCGGACGGCGCACAGACGCTTTCTTTCATCGACGATCAGATTGCGAACCTTGAAGCGAATGGGCGCACCGGCAACGCTTCGCTGATTAATGCTTTGAAGGGGATTCGCTCCGACATCGCAGAAAGCGGCGTGACGGTCGGCTCCCTACAGTCGCTTCGCCGGACGCTGCGCCAGCGCGTGAAGGATAACAACCTAGACCCTTCGTCGTCCGATGTGCTTTTCGGTCAAGTTGACGAGGCGGCAACCGCGGAGCTTCGTCAGGCTCTCGGTTCTGCCAACCCAAAGGCTGTCGGAGCGTTCGACCGCGCCAATCAGTCCCATGCCGAGCGGCTGGCTTTCCGCCGGGAAGTCTCGCGCGAATTGCTCGGAACGCGCAATAACCCCCTAGATGCAGAGAAGGCGGCAACGCGCCTGCTTTCCAAGATTGCGGCTAAGCGCGGCGATGAAAAGGGGTTTGCACGGGTTTGGGACACGCTCGATGACGGCGAGAAGGCAGACATCGGGGCAACGATCATAGAGAACATGGCGGGAGGGGAATCCTTCTCATTCGCCAAACTCGCGACTGGCCTTGAGAACGCCAATGACCGCACTCTTACCCGTGTGTTCGGCAAGGATGGCGCAGAGGCTTTGCGAGACATCCGCTTGATCGCCCGCCGCAAGGCGCAGACGCAGCAGGGGCTTAATAACAGCAACACCGGCTCTGTCGTTGAGCAAAAGGGTAATGGCCTCATGGACACGATCCTCGGCGTGTTTGGCTACACCCAAGGCGGTCCGCTCGGCGCGATCGCTGCTGTCGGCGCGCGCAATACGGGTGAAAAGCTCGGCAATAGTTGGCGCGCTCGCCTGTTGCTCAATCCTGACTTCACAAAGTGGCTGCGCCGTGCGCCGGACACATCTAACCCCGAAGTCATCAACCGCTATTTCGACCGGCTCAACAAGGTGGCTTCGCGCGAGCAATCCTTCCTCATGGATGCGCGTCAGCTACAGCAGTATCTTGCCGACCAGTTCTCAAAAAGTCCTGGCCGTGCAGCAGCCGACCAAGATACCGGAGATGGTCGGGGCGTAGAACCACGCTAACCCAAGGGCGGCGACCCGCCAGATAATCCGAAGCATCATCCATCTTTAGCACGAACGGGCGTCCTTGTGGCGCCCTTTTTTATTGGGGCAATCATGGCAGCAGAAATTTTCACCGACGCTTCCCGCGCACTGGACGCGAACGCGAATCCTTATGCCGGTGCAAAGCTATATTTTTACGCAACGGGAACGACGACGCCCCAAGCTGTCTACACGACGGCTGCGCTCAACGTGGCCCACACCAACCCGGTGGTCGCGGATAGTGGCGGACAGTTTCCGGCGATCTATTTCGACGCGACCAAGCAATACCGCGGCATCCTGAAAAACTCGACGGAATCGGTAACGATGTATGACATCGACCCCATTAATCCGGGTGTGCTTGCCGAGCTTGCTTCTTCCACTGGCGCGGCCCAAATCGGCAAGGGAGAGACGAACCTAGCCGTAATCGCGCGAGTTACGCCGCAGGAGTATGGCGCTGTCGGTGATGGCGTCACCAACGACACGACGGCGATTCAGGCGACAATCGACAGCGGCGCCAAAGAGGTATTTTTCCCGCAGGCCAATTACCTTCATGGCAACCTGACGTGCGATAACGACTACCAGCGATTTGTCGGGCCTGGTGCCAAGCTGGTCCGCAATGCGAACAGCACGACGATAACCGTGTCTGCTCGCGGCAACCAGTTTCACGGCCTTCGCTTCTCTGGCGGATCATTCACCGGCAATAATCTGACGATCAACGGACCTGAGACTTGCTTCATCAATTGCGACAGCATCGAGACGCAGGGCCGTGCGCTGCTTGCCGAGGACGATGGCGGGAATCTGTTCATCAACGGCGGCGTCTGGAACACGACCGATACGGCTGGGTATGAGATCGAGCTAAAGGACACTACGCCTGGAACGTCGCTCTACAGCAAGATTATCGGCATCTCGACCAATCAGGCCGGTGGCGGCATCCTGCTTAATGGACAGGGAACAGTTCGGGTCATTGGCTGTCAAATCGGCAAGCTGACGATCCAGAATGGCAGCGGCGGCATGTATGAAGGGAACCGTTTTAATGGGGCGGTGAGCGTTCAGGCATCTACCAACCAGTTCAGCAATAATGCCTACGCCTCAACGGTGACGTTCGGGGACGGGGTGAGCAGCAATATCGGCCAGATCGCCTTCGATAGCACGAATATCATGCAGGCATCTGGAACGCTGACAATCAACAGTAACGTGGTCGAAAGCACTTTCCATCTCGGCGCGATTCAGTCGGCGGGGGCTACTCTCGTCATCAACGGCCCGAACAACGATATTTGGCACTCTGAGCTATCATATACGCCAACTCTGTCTGCTGGTGGCGGTTCCCCCACCGTTGGAGACGGAACGCTTATCGGTAAATATAGTCGGCAAGGTCGCCAATGGACGGCAAGCGTGTCGTTCTCATTCGGGTCCACATCGAGCTTCGGCTCTGGTGATGTGACCTTTACAGCCCCTTACAAGGCGAAATCGAAGGCCGTTGGGAGCGTCAGGATTACCGATGCCGGGACGGGCCATTTTACGGGAATCTGCGAAATTGATGCAAACGGGCAAACGGTGAAGTTCTTTGCGGGTGCGGGAAGTTCGGTTGTCGGCACTCCGGTTCGGGCATCTGTGCCGATGACGTGGGCCTCAGGTGACTCAATGGCGTTCAGCATCAGCGGCGAGTATGTCGCATGAGCCACGATCACGCCGATACCGCTAAGCACATTGCGGACTTTCTTTCTCTTTCTGTTGTCGTGGGGGTGCTGGTGGACTGGTTGCCGACGCTTGCTTCTTTGTTGTCGGTGATTTGGTTCTGCATCCAGATCAGTCAGTCGCAGAGATTCGCGCAATTCATGGCTGTGTGCGGGCGAGCGTGGCGCTGGCTGCGCGGGCATTAGGCGCCCTTCTTCTCTTCACAATCCTGTTTTTCGTGGGGCGGCATCTGTCGCCCTACGTCGTTTTGGCGGCCCTATCCGGGGCGTTGATGAAAGGCA